GCTCGCCATCATGGGTTTGCCAGGCAAGCCCTCGACCGACGCCGCCAAGGCGCACCGCCGCGACCAGGTCGAGATGCACCTGCGCATCGCGTTGGGTGCCTGATAGACTTCTCTCTCCTCCTCTGCGGCACCGGCCAACGCCGACGCCGCGGTTTCGCCCATCATCACCGCCGGCCCGTGGGCACCGGCATGGAGACCACCAATGACCGTTCGCAAGATGACCGACCGTGCCTTTGGCGACTACGCCGCCGATCAAGATGTGAACGCCTCGGCCCTGAGGGCGGGCCGCAAGTCGATGTTGCACATGCGGGCCGTCATCGACGGCGTGGCCAAGGACCCGTCGCCCGCGATGCTGCTCGGCTCGGCCCTGCACGACGCCATCCTGGAGCCCGCCCGGTTTGGCGAGATGCTGCGCGTCGCTCCCGACGTTGACCGCCGCACCAAGGCGGGCAAGGAGGAACACGCCGCGTTTGTGGCGTCGCTGCCCGAAGGGGCCATCGTCCTGACCGCAGACGACTACGACGCCGTCCGCGATGCACAACTTGCCGTCAACGCCAGCATGCTGCCAAACCTCATGGGTGCAGGCGAGTCTGAGGTGTCCGTCTACTGGGGCGAGCAGTGCGGCGACAAGGTCGTCGGATGCAAGGCCCGCCTCGACTGGCTTGGGCACCTGGCGGGCCAGCCCGATCAGGGGCTCATCATCGACATCAAGACGACACGCGACGCCAGCCCGAGCGCGTTCGCGCGGTCGGCAGCGGCGTACGGCTACGTGCACCAGGCTGCGTGGTACATGCGGGCGGCTGCTCGCCTCAACGCCACGGGGCAAGGCCCCAAGATCGCCGACTACTTCGTGGTCGCCGTCGAGATGGAGGCCCCGTACGCCGTCGGCCTGTACCGGCTGTCGAGCGATGACCTGAGGGCAGCCGACCTCGACAACCTTGAGACGCTGCAATGCTGGGCGGCAGCGTGTGAGGCCGACGAGTTCTGGGGCCCGACCGGCAGCACCATTCGCACCCTGAACGTGCCCGAGTGGGTGTTCCGCTCGGCCAATCCGACCGTGAGCAGCGTGCAGGACGACCTGCTTGACGGCGACACCACCATCCCCTTCTGAGGAGCCAACCAATGACCAAGAAGACCACCAAGCAGCCGGAGTTGGACGACCTGTCGTTTCTCGCCGACGCCACGCCGAACCAGCCGGAGCCGGAGGCGACCAAGCCGGAGCCCAAGCCCGAGCCGGTGCCGGAGCCCGTCATCAAGGCCGAGCCGCCGCCGGTGCTCGCCAAGGCCGAGGTGATTCCGGCGCCCACGCCGATCCGGTTCGGCCCGCGCGGGTTTGAGCCCGACACGTTCGAGGCCGTGCAGCGGTTGGCCCGGTTCTACTACGCGGGCGACGCCCTGCCCAAGTCCACCATGGCCGGGGCCCGCGACATGGGGGCGATCATCGCCCGCATTGGCATCATTCTGGAGCGTGGCAAGGCGTTGGGCCTGCCCGCGGGCACTGCTCTGGAAAGCATCACGATCATCAACAGCCGAGTCTGCCTGTGGGGCGACGCGATGCTCGGCATTGTCCTGGCTCACGCCGACTGCGAGGGCGTCGAGTGCGTGATGCAGGGCACCGGCGACGACCGGTTTGTGGTCTGCACCGCCTACCGCCGCGGCCGCAAGGTTTCGCCGTCACGGTTTGGCGTGGCCGACGCCAAGCGGGCTGGCCTGTGGGGCAGGTCGGGCCCGTGGTCGTCCTACCCCGACCGCATGCTCCAGGCACGTGCTCGAGGCTTCGCCCTCCGCGACACGTGGGCGGACGTTCTGACGGGCATCAAGCCTGCCGAGGAGGTGCTGGACTACGACGAGAACCGCAACCATGCCGAAGGTCAGGCCGAGTTGATGGAACGCCTGCGGGCAGGATGACTCCTGCGGTGGTGGACTGGCCCGCGGCGGGAACGTCGCGGAGCCGGTTTGGCCAAGGCAATGTCGCCAAGGCCTACTGGAGAATGCAAATGACCGAGAAGAGTCCGTTGACGTTCCTGTTGTCGGCTGGTGCCGCCCCGCAGTTCAAGGTGATTCGCTGGACGCCGGAGATGGCCGAGTACGCGTTCAACAACCACAACACGCACCAGCACCAGCGTTTGTTTCGCCTGTCTCTCGCCGAGAAGTACCGCCGCACGATGGAGGCGGGGGAGTGGCGTCCGGCGTGGCCGCAGTGCGTGATCGCGTTCTCCGTGGGCGGCGTGCTGCTCAACGGCCAGAAGACGATCTGGGCGATCTGGAAGTCGGGCATCACCATCGAGGTCTGCACGCAGTGGAACGTGCCGGAGTCGGACTTTGTGTTGTACGACGACTTCCAGAGCCGCAACCTGAGCCAGTTGGCAAGGCAAGCCGGGCTCAACAACGTTGCCGATCGCAACGCCCTGACCAGGATGGTGATGGCCATTGACCACAACTTGGGAATGCGTGTCAACCCCAGCGTCAGCGACGTGGTGAAGTACACCGTGGACAACGAACTGATGAACGCGGCCATCACGTTTGCAGCAAATCGATCCGCGATCAGGACTAGCGACGCCGCCATGGCCTACGCCTTGTACAAGATTGCCGTGGTGCACGGGTTCGATGCTGCATCGTCGTTCTACGAGCGGGTCGCAAGTGGCGTCAATCTCGGCGCCGATGATCCCCGGCTGCACCTCAAGCGGTTCCTTGAGCGGTTTGCAATCAAGCACTGGCAGGATCGAGTTCACGTCGTGATCGCCGTCATCAAGGCCTTCAACGCGTGGATGAACGGCACGCCGATGCTGCTCATGAAGGTCTCTCCCAAGGAAGAAATACCGGAAGTTGTCGGCGCCTCGCCACTCTACAACCGGTCACGATCCCGCACCCCCTGACCCTCGGACGCGCCCATAGGACCAGGTGGCGCACGCCTGCTCGGCGACAGTAACAGGTCCAGCGACGAACGTGCGGACCTTCACCGCACGCTCCTCCCCCGCGGTGTGCGGGCGTTCGCATCAAACACCTGGGACCGGCGATCGAAAGGCCGCCGGAGCCCATTGGAATGGCGCCAGAGCGTCCGTCGGCGGCACCGGCCCTCGTGTTGGGGGTCGGCCGCCGGCGGCTCTGGCGGGCATCTAGGAGGCACCACAATGGACGATGACTTGGAAGCCGTCGCGGTCAAGTTGGCCGCGACCAAGGAACGCGAGTACCAGCACGGCTGGCGGGCGTACGTCAACGGCGCCAAGAGGCCCGCGACGCACTGGGCGGCCGTCGGGTGGGAGGAGGCCCGGCACGCGGACCAGGCGTGCTGGCGGCCGATTGAGTGGTCGCGGAATGGTTGGTGATTGGCCTTGCGTTATCGGCCGCGGGCCGTTATGCTGTGGGTGCAGACCCCCCAATAGAGACTCATGCAGACCTCATCGACATTCCGACCCCGCACCGTGCCTTGGCGTACTGCATGCGCCGGGGGTCTGCCACGGTGTCGGGTCGGGCTGTCGGAGAGCGGATATGACGAGTCCGATTCGACCTCGCGATCGCTTTGATATCTTTCAACGCGACGGCTTTATGTGCCGGTATTGCGGAAAGGTGCCAGGCGAGACAGAACTGCAAATCGATCACATGGTACCTCTGTCCAAGGGCGGTACCAACTCTCTGCTGAATCTGATTACGTCTTGTCGCTTGTGCAATGCTGGCAAAGGCGGACGTTCAGTCGAACGCGTACCTGCTGCCGCAGAGGTGGTAATCAGAGCGTTTGCATGGTCTGAGAGCGAAGATCATCTACGCAAACAGACCGAGCAAGTCATTGAAGTACGCAAGCAACGCTATCAGCAGGCCATAAACATGGTTTGCCATGCCTTGAACATTCGTAGTTGCAAGAAAATCACGGGAATTCACGTCATGAATCTGATCACTCAACATGGACCAGATTTAGTAGACGAGTGGGTCTATGCCGCGGCTTCAAAAGTTTATGATCAGATCGATGATCAGTCACAGTTGATTCGATATGTCTACGGGTGTGCTCGCAAACATCGTGATACGGAGGGTGACCGATGAGCAACCTTGACATGACCGACGGAATCTACCGTCGCATCTACTCGGGTTTCATCAGTCACCCGAAGATCAACGCGTTGTCATGGATGGCCGAGGCATGGTTCTGGCGGCTCGTCGTGCTGGCCGACGACTACGGCAACCATTCGGCAAACTGGCGACTGTTGGCCGCCATTGCAAGCCCTGTGCGTGACATCTCCACGGCTGAGGCCAAGGCCTTGACGGAGGAGTGCATCGCCCAATCGCTGGTCACCCTGTACGACCACGAGGGGCAGCCGTACCTGAACATCTCGGGCTTCACCAAGCGGCAGCCCGCCAACAAGAACGGGCGGCGGATTCAACGCTTCCCGATGAACGGCCCCGTGCCCACTGGGGAATCCGGGGGAATCCTGGTGAATCCGGGTGAATCCAAGGGAATCCGGGTGAATCCTGGGGAATCCGGGGGAATCCGGGGGAATCCAGTCCCTCCTATACCTACTCCTATTCCGATTCCAAATCCGACTCCTACTCCTACCTCGACTCCGAGCGATCCGACGCCAACCGATGGCATCGGGCCGCGACCGATGACCATGGACGAGCGGCAGCAGGTCAGGCAGGGATTGATTCGCATTGGGGTCGATTCAGGGGCAGCACAGCAGGTAGCACTGCACCCGCTGCTCACTCTTGCCATGGTCACAAGCAACATGAAGGCCGTGAAGAAGTCCAAGGGCGTCAAGTCCCAAGCGGCCGTCCTGCTGACCAGGCTGCGCCGAGAACTGGAGATTGCCGAATGACCAACCACGAACCAGCAAGGCTCATCGGACCAATCTGGGACGACCAAGCCGCCAGCCGCGTCGCCATCGCCATGTCGGCCATGGTCAGCGAGACGCTCAAGTTGTCCGCCATGCTTACGTCGCATGGCAAGGACCACCACGTGCTGTTGCAAATCGGTGACGTGTACCGGGCGATGGACGACGCCTTAGAGGCCATCGAACGCCTTGAAAAGCAGGTGCGGGCGGGCCGGGCGTCGGCCGAGGAACGGTTGGAAGTGGCGAAGGTAAAGGCCGGGCTGAGGTGATACGATCGAATACCATGCCACGCAACCAGACGCCCGAGCCGCCGCGATCCGTGCAAGCCGTCATCATCGACATGGCGAGAGGCCTGCACCCCAAGGACATTCGGCGGCGGGCTCCGTGGATGAACCGAGCGAACGTCACGGCGTACCTGGCGGGTAAGCCGATCCGAATGTCGGAGCGCGCCATCGACCAGATTATCGTGGCGATCTTGGATGCGAAGGGGAAGGTGTTTAAGGCGAAGGAGGCCGAATGACAGACGACGACACCATGGCTTTGGTTGCTCGCGTGCAATGGCTTGAAGCCGAGAATCAGCGGCTGATCGAGCATGCGGCACAGGCCGAGGCCTACCTGCAATCGCTGCTCAACAGCATCCTCGTTGCGTGCAATGGCACGGGATGCCTCAACGCGCATGAACTAAGGCAGGCGTTGGATGCGGCGGTGAGGAAGCGGGAGGTTCTGGCGGCTGAGGTGATGGCGTGGCGCAAACATGACCAAAGTCACGAGTGCAACACTGAAATCGTTGATAGAAATACACAATCGGAATCACGTATTTTGGCACTCGTGGCTATGTTGAAAACAAACAACACACACGCGTTGAATCGTGCAAAGGAATAAAGACGATGACGACTACTGAACTCATTGAATGGCACGCTATCCGTGCAGGTTGGTCACAGGTATTGAGACACGTTCATGCAAGTGGTATTTGTCAGTATTGGTGGAAAAATGACAACGGCAAAGAGTCGTTTGACCATCCATTCCCGGCGACGATTGACGGTGCGGCAAGTGCAATGCCCAAAGGATGGACATTGTTTGCGTTAGAAGAGACAGGACCGATGTCGGGATGGAGCAGTTCAGCAATAAGGCACACTGGCAAAGTCAGGCAAGTCTTTGCACATGGAGACAATGAGATTGCCACGCGATATCTGTTGGCGAAACTGGCGTGGGAACATGAACATGCTACGAATGATGCCAGCGGTGCCCTGACGCGGGGGAAGGAGGCCAAGTGAGCAACAACGAACCGGCGATGAGTCTGCGTGACTACTTCGCGGCCAAGGCAATGCAGGCCATGATCGGAAACTTCCGCATCGTGAACCATCGGAACCCATTGATCGACGGCGACGTGACCACGACGGAACCGCACCGCGAGATGATGTTGGACTACAACATCAAGACCGGCGAGTCCGAGGGTGCCGCCGAGATTGCCGGTGATGCCTATGCCATCGCCGACGCCATGCTCCGCGTGCGGGCGAAGGAGGCCAAGTGACCCAGTACACTGGTGCATGGGCCGAGCCGAGAACAACGTCACGAAGCAGGTCCGACTCGCCATCACGCAGATGGGCGACCGGGCCGCGTTCGTCCGCGTCCAAGCGGGCACGTTCACCATCGCCGACCGCCTCATCCGTGGCGCCGAGGCGGGCACGGCCGACCTGATCGGCGTCTACCGCGGCGTGCCCGTAGCCATGGAAATCAAGACCGACACAGGCCGCCAGACCGCCACGCAGCGGGACTGGGCGGAACGCTGGGAAGCGGCGGGCGGCGTCTACCGGGTGATCCGGGGCTACAACGACGCCCTGTGGCTGTTCACGGAACTGGACACCAGGCTCGACCGCTTGGGAGGCACGTAACCAGTGCCAAAGATCCGCGCCCATTCCCCGGAATCGGCGTGGGTCCCGTCCCTTGACGCCTGCCGCACCAAGACCACCGACAGGAAGCACCAGGTCGAACGCCGCAAGGCCGAGGCGAAGGCCAAGGCACGGGTCAAGGCCATGCCCATCGGGCAGCCCGTGCAGGCCGTCTGGAAGACGATGGGCGGCAAGCAGTACGTCAGGAGGGGCACGCTGCTCGCGTGCGTCCCGTGGCATCCAGAGCCGTCTGTGCTGGTCGCCACCATCCTGCTCGATGACGGGCAGACGCTTCGGGTGGACGCGACCAGACTGAGGCGGGCAAAGTCGGTACACTGACCGCATGACGAACCGAGCAACACTGTGGTCCGCCGTCGCCATCGCTTTCGCGGTGGCGTCGGCTTGTGGGTGCAAGGGCAAGGCGGCAGCGTCCGCGTCGGGTGGCGGCCTTCCGGCCGCGACGCAGGCGACCAAGGCCGCCGCCGTGGAAGTTCGGGGTGCCGCGGCAACGATCGACACCGCAAACCGCAGGATCGAGGCCGCGGCACCCGCTCTCTCAACCGAAACCCAGACCATCGCCACCGGAGTCGCCCGACTCAACAGCGTGGCAGGCACGCTTGAGGCCACCGGCACCGGCATCGCGGCCGGCGCCGAGCAACTGGCCAAGGCCGAGGCGGACCTCGCCGACGCCCGCAAGCGGATCGCCGACCTTGAGGAAGCCAAGGACGGGCTGTTGTCGCGGCTGCTGACGTTTGGTGCCGTCGCGGGCCTCGGGCTTGCCGTCGTGGGCGGCGTCTGGCTGCGGTCGGTCAACGCCGTGGTGACGGGCCTCGGCATCTTCGCGGCGTGTGTGGCGGGCCAGTGGATCATCGCGTACCGCGCGGCCATCGCCATCACGGGCCTCGTGCTCGTCGGGTTGGTGCTCGGCTGGAAACTGCTCAAGGAGCACTTGGCGGCCCAGCAACTTGTCACCACGATCGAGGCGGGCAAGGGGACCATCGCCGACTGGCAAGCATTCGCGTCGGTGGCGAACAGCGTGCAGAACAAGTACACCCGTCGTGTGGTCGACCAGGTGCAGAAGTCGTTGGGCATCAAGAAGGCGGCTAAGCCATGAGCGAGTCCATTACGGTCGATGCGAACAAGCACATCGTCGGCAAGGGCACGCCGGGCCAGTGGATCGCGGGCGGCGCCACGCTGCTGACGGTGGCGGCGGTCATGTGGGATGCGAGGGTGACAGCCGCCCGTGCCCTCGAGTTGGCGAACAAGGCGGTCGAGGCCACGGCGGCGACACAGGCCAAGGTCGATGGGGCCCTGATCGAACTCGGCTCTAGGCTGGGCCGGATCGAGGGCCTGCTCGAGGCAATCAGGGCCGAGAAGCGGGGCGGCTGATACAGTTTGGTCATGACAGTCGAGCCGACGATTGTGGGATCAAGGGCCATCGTGCCCGCATCGACCGAGCCGGCGGCGACCGACTCCGGGCTCCTGGCTGATCCGCACCATGCCCATGAGGACGCCCGCATGGTGGCCCGGGCCCTCAAGCACCGGTGGCCGATCCCTGAGCACATGCGGCCCAAGATCGTCGATCGCTTGGTGGACATTGCCACGGCGAGCCCGGACGACTCGGACGCCATCAAGGCGGCGAGCGTGCTGCGGACCATGGACGGCGACAACCTGACGGCCGAGATTGAGGCCGAGAAGAACGCCCGAATCGACGCTGGCAAGCCGACGCAGGCGGTCCAGATGTACGGCAAGCGGGCCCCCATCGACGAGGTGTGATGGACTACGAACCGTTCGGCGCGGCTTTGGCCGTGTGGAAGAGCAAGTCGCCCGAGGTGCTGGTGCCGGGCCCGGCGGGCACGGGCAAGACCCGCGCGATTCTCGAGAAGGTGCACCTGTACCTGCTCAAGTACCCCAAGACCCGCGGGCTGATCGTCCGCAAGACGCGGGCGAGCATGACCGAGAGCGTGCTGGTGACGTTCGAGAGCAAGGTGGTGCAGGCGGGCTGCACGCTGACCAACCAAGCACGACGCACCAGGTCGGCGTACGACTACGACAACGGCTCGACGCTGGTGGTGGGCGGGCTCGACAACCCCGACCGGATCATGAGCACCGAGTACGACCTGATCGCGGCGTTTGAGGCCACCGAGTTGAGCGAGGACGATTGGGAGAAGTTGACCACGCGCCTCCGCAACGGCAAGGGCCCGTACCACCAGATTATCGCGGACTGCAACCCCTCGGCACCGTCGCACTGGCTCAAGCGGCGGGCCGACCGCGGGCAGATGGCCGTCTACGAGTCGCGGCACAAGGACAACCCCATGCTGTGGGACGAGGCCAAGGGCGACTGGACGCCGGCGGGCCAGAAGTACCTCGCCACGCTGCAGTCGCTGAGCGGGCATCGCCGTGCCCGGCTGCTCGACGGGCGTTGGGCCGCGGCCGAGGGTCTGGTCTACCCCGAGTTCGACCCGACGGTGCACGTGGTCAAGGCCATGCCGCCGGGCTGGGAAGCGTGGCCCAAGATCAGGTCTATCGACTTCGGGTACGTCCACCCGTTCGTCTGCCAGTGGTGGGCGGTTGACGGCGACGGGCGGATGTACTTGTACCGCGAGGTGTATCGCTCAAAGCGGACGGTCGCCGACCACGCGAGGCAGATCGTCGCCCTGTCCGCCAGCGAGACGTACCTAGCCACGGTGACCGACCACGACGCCGAGGACCGCGCCACGCTCGCGTCGGCTGGCATCCAGACCATTGCCGCGAACAAGGACCACCGGACGGGCCGCGACTCGGTGCACGGGCGGCTGCGGGTGCAGGGCGACGGGCGGCCACGGCTGTACTTGCTCGACGGCTGCACGGTCGAGACGGACGCGGACCTGTACAACGCCAAGCGGCCGACCTCGACGCTGGCTGAGTTCGACGCGTACTGCTACCCGCCTGGTCAGGACGGCAAGGCGGCCAAGGAGGAGCCGATCAAGGCCAACGACGACGGCCTTGACGCGCTGCGATACGCGTGCATGTACTTCGACGGGCCCAAGGCGTCGATGGGCGCATGGGTCGGGCGTGTCGCCGACGCGGGTACACTGGATGAGGCGACCGAATCACGCGGCTGGGCATGAACACCATGGCAAAGCGAACCACCAAGAAGGCGATTGAACCCGACCAGCGCGAGATTCCCGGCGCGTGGGTGTCGGCATCGCTCATCCCGGGCGAGTCGTCGACCTCGTACAACAACCAGAACACGGGGCGCGACTACGAACTGGTCACGCGCGGCATCACGGGCACGGCCTACCGCGCGGCGACGATCAACGCCACGGTGCTGTCGGGCCAGACCTTGCGGCTGTTCCGCAAGACCGGAACGGGCATCGCCAAGGCCGGACGCAAGGTGGTCGATAAGCGGATCGTCAAGCACGCGACCAACCGCGGGCGGGTCAAATCGCTCATCGGCAAGGCGGCCACGTATGCCAACCGGGCGGGCGATGAGGTGGAGGAGGTGCTGGACCACCCGGTGCTCGACCTGCTGCAGAACCCCGATCCCATCTACACCGGCAGCATGTGGCTGCACATGCTGTTCTGGTTCAAGGAGGTGGCGGGCCGCGCGTACCTTTACGTAGGCGAGAAGGTCAACGGCGTGCCGGTGTCGGCGTACATCCTGCCATCGCAGTTCGCCTGGCCGATGTTGAGCGACACGGGCTTCATCGCCGGGTACTACTACGGGCGGAACCGGGCTTCGCCCATGCGGATCGCGGCCGACGACGTGGTGTACCTGCGGCAGCACGGCAGCCCCGTGCACCCCGCGGGCGGCATGTCCTGGCTGTTCAGCGTCATGGCCGAGACCGACATGGAAGCCGCGGCCCTCCAGGCTGAGGCCCAGCGGTGGCTCAACGGCGGCATGCCGGGCATGGTGTTCAAGGCGGCCCCGACCACGACCGACGCCCAAATGCGGCAGATCAACGCCCACCTCAACCAGAGCACTAGGGGCGTCGGCAAGGCGGGGTCGATCCTGCTGCTCCGCGACACGGAGTTGATCCAGTACGGCACCAAGCCTCACGAGATGCAGTACGTTGAGGGCATCACCACGACGGAGAAGCGGATCTACGACGCGGCGGGCATCCCCGAGCCGATCTACCGGCTCAACTCGGCCAACCTCGCGTCGGCGACGGTGGCGAACGCCCAGTACATGCGGTACACGATCGCCCCGCGGCTCGCCACGCTCGCGGGCGAATTGACCGAACTGCTGCTCCCCCACTACGGCGTCGAACCCGGCGAGATGTGGTTCTGCTTCGACGACCCGACGCAAGACGACCAGATTGCGTTGGCGACGGAACTGCGGGCGGCCGAGGCGCAGGGCATCATCACGCCCAACGAGTACCGCGCGGTGATGGACCTTGAGGCGCTGCCGGACGAGGCGAACCTCATGCGGTACCGCCAGACCGAGGCACCGGCCCCGATGGGCATCTTTGGCGCGGGCCCGCCGGCGAAGGCCGATGACATGCCCAGCGAGGACGTTGGCGAGGCGTCGGTGGACGTGGAGCAGTCGACCCCCGAAGACGCCCCCGAAGTCACCCCCGAAGACGCCCCCGAAGTCGAGGCCAAGTCGATGGCGACCAAGCCATGCGACCGACCCCGCGTGCCCCGCAAGTACAAGGCCGCGACGCTGTGGGACGAGGCGACCGGCGTGCCGACCGTGGGCAGTTCGCTGTTCCGCCAATTCCTGTCGGCGTTGACCGGCTGGTACACGACGGCCGTGCCGAGCATGATCAACGACACCGGCATCGTGCAAATGCCCGACAATGCCGCCATTGCGGACCTCAACAAGATCGCCGATCGGTTCGTCGCCGACATGCTGCGAACGGGTGCGATGGACGGCCTCGCCAAGATCGGCATGGACCCCGACGACGGCGCGTTCAACGTCGCCAGCGAGACGGCCATGTCGTACGTCCGCAACCGCGGCCTCGAACTGGCCAAGACGATCCCCGAAACGCTCAAGGGCCACGTGGCCGTCGCCATCGAGAAGCAACTGGCCGCGGGCACCAGCATCGCCGACCTGCGCGACGCCATCCGCAAGGTGGCCCCCGACCTCACTGAGTGGCAGGCCGTTCGCATTGCCAGGACCGAGACGGCCATGGCGTACTGCGAGGGCAACCGCCAAGCATGGGAACAGCAAGGCGTGGCGACCAAGGCGTGGATCGTCGCGGGCGGCCCGTGCCCCATCTGCGAGGGCATCGGCGAGGCCTACCCCAACGACATTCCGATTGGCGAAGCGTTCTCCACGGGCAGCGGCTCGTGGCAGGCCCCGCCCGCACACCCGAACTGCCGGTGCGACCTGCTGCCCGGCGTGGAGTACGTCGATGACGAGTGACCGTGCAACCCAGATCGTTCAGGCCATCCGCCGCCGGGCCGTCGCTACCGGCGTCCTGACCAAGGCCGACAGCCCGATTGGCGTGATGGCTGGCAAGCAGACCTACCACGCCAAGGCCAAGGTCAAGCAGGCCGCGGGGCAGCCCCTCGAGGTGATCTGCTACGCCTCGACGGCGGCTGTCGATCTTGAGCAGGAGGTGGTGCTGCCCAGCGGCTGCGACATGCAGACCTACTTGGGCGTCAACCGCAACTTGTTCGTCGATCACAACTACGACGTGTGCTCGGCCGTGGCCACGGTTCGGAGCATGTCGCTCACCCCGTCGGGCTGGCTGTGCCACGGGGTGTTCCACGACGACATGACCAATCCGTACGTGCGGGCATGCGTGGCCCTCGCCAAGGCGGGCACGCTGGCCATGTCCATCGGCTTCGAGGCCCTTGAGTGGGGTGCTCCGACAGCCGCCGAAATGGTGGCGTACCCCGGCATCGAGTCGATCGTCCGCCGGTGCAAGGTGCTCGAGGTGTCGTACACCGCCCTGCCCATGAACGTGACGTGCCGCATGGTGTCTGGCGGCGGGCGCGACATGGCGGCCAGCGACAAAAGCCGCAAGGCCCTTCTGGAGGCCAAGGTGCCCGACCGCGTGATGGCTGACTTCGGGGTCCGTGCCGTGCGGACCATCGTCCTGCGGTGACGCGGGTACACTGACGACGCATTCCCTCCTACTCCCTGCCAGCGATGCGACGGCACGCTGGCGGGCTTCAACCGAATACACCTGCAAACGGCAGGTATCGCACGCCGGCCCGAGTGTTTCGCGCCGCGTGCCGTGCCGAGTCCGAGCAGAGAACACCATGTTTGCGGCCACGCCGCGAAAGGTTCTCATGCTCACTCGCAAGACTCTCATTGACTCGCTCAAGGCCAACGGCCTGACCGGCGACGTCACCATCGACTCCGCCAAGGCGTATATCGCCAAGTTGGACGCCGAAGGCATCAAGTTCACCGACGCCGACGGCGCTGCCATCGACGTTGACTCCGTGTGGTCCACGTTCTCCGCCGTCAAGGTCGCCGACGACGTGGCCTCCGTGAAGGGCTCCAAGGCCCCTCACGCGGCCATCGCCGACGCCGACGAGCCCATCAGCGGCGGAACCCCGCAGCGGTTCAGCATCGGCAACAACGTCAAGAAGGCGTACGCCGCGAAGATCAAGTCCGGCCGCGCCGTGTTCCACGACGCCGATCAGGCCGAGGCCTTCGGTTCGTGGGCCCGCCTCGCCCTCCTCGGCACGTACGACTACGGCTCCCAGAAGCGTGCCGACATCGACATCTGCCGCAAGGCGCAGGTGGATTTCAACAACCAGTTGGGCGGCGCGCTCGTCCCCATCGAGTTCCTCCCGAACCTCGTGTTCCTCACCGAACAGTACGGCATCGCCCGCAAGGTGGCGAACGTGGTGCCGATGTCCCGCGACGTCATGACGGTGCCCCGCAAGACGGGTCTCGCGTCGATGGTCCCCGTGGCCGAAACCGGCACGATGACCCCGGCGGACAACTCGTACAACAACGTCACCCTGACGGCCAAGAAGTACGGCGTGCTGTACCAGATCAGCCGCGAACTGATGGCCGACTCGGCCATCAACATCGCCGACGACGTTGCCCGCAGCATCGCGGAATCGCAGGCCATCGCAGAGGACAACGCCTACTTCATCGGCGACGGCACCAGCACCTACGCCAACCAGTCGGGCCTGACTGTCGCCCTGCCTTCCAGCGCGTACCTGACCGGCGTGTCGTGGGGCACGCTGGCTGTTTCCGACTTCACGACGGCGATGGGTCGCGTTGAGAACGTCAACCCGGCTCGCCTCGCGTTCGTCTGCTCGCGGCAGTTCTTCGCCCAAGTCATGCTCAAGGTCGACAAGACCGCCAACCAGTTCAAGGAACTGACCATGGGCGGCCTCGGCGGCGACGCGACGTTCCTCGGTTACCCCGTGTTCTTTTCGCAGGTCATGCCGAAGGCCACCGGCAGCAACGTCAGGTCGTGCTACTTCGGCGACTTCACGGGCGCGACCATGCTGGGCGACCGCCGCCAGTTGGAAATCCAGACCTCGGACCAGTTCTACTTCAACAACGACAGCATCGCCGTCCGCGGCACCAGCCGCTTCTGCGTGGACATTCACGGCGACGGCCGCGGGTCGACCTACGGACCCATCGTCTGCATCCAGGGCGCCTGATAGACGCCACAACGAAAGGAACCTGACTCATGAACGTTCTCCTCAACGCGTACATCCAGGGCGGCACCTCGACGGGTGGCCCGCTCTCCATCTCGGCGGCCAACACCGGCGTGGCCTTCGACACCACCAACCTCGGCGGCTTCGGCGAAGTTGTCGGCATCGTGACCATCGGCGCTATCGCGGCTGCCGCGACGGTCCTCAAGGTCGAGCACAGCAACGACAACAGCACGTGGGCTGATCTGTCGGGCGCGTCGTTTACCAGCACGGCCCTGCCCGATACCGCGAACAAGCAGTGGCTTGTGCACATCCGCACGGGCGGATCGGTCAGGCGCTATCTGCGGTTCGCCATCACTCCGGGCGGTGCGACGTTGTACGGCGCAGTGTGGATCGGCCTGCACGGCGCCAAGGGCGTGACCGGCACCACGGAGGTCGAGCGGTCGGCCTCGCAGAACCTCGGCAACTCGTCCTCGCTGCTGGGCCGCGTGGCTCTCTGATCCCCTCTCGCTCACACACCCTCGGCCCGCGGCGAAAGCACCGGGCCGGGATTCATGGCCAGCCTCATCAGCATCGCCGAGTACAAGGTCTGGGCGGGCATCACCGGCACCGCGCAGGACGCGTTGCTGACCGTCCTGGTGGACGCCGTCTCGATGGAGGTCCGTCGCTGGTGCGACCGCAACCTGACCAACGGCTTCGAGTCCGTGAGCCGCACCGAGCGGTACGACGGCAACGACGAGCAGACCATCCAACTCATCGAATGGCCAGTGACCAGCATCACCAGCGTCACGCTCTACACGGCGGGCGGCGACACGACCGTCATCGACTCCGACACGTATCGCGTCAACGGCGATTCGGGCGTGCTGTCTCGCATCGACCCCAAGCGGGCGCGGTTCCCAGTCACTGCGTTCGGCACCGTCGAGGCGACGTTCTCCACCCAGCCATGGTTCGAGGAGGGATTCGACAACGTGCAGGTGGTGTACACCGGCGGGTACGCGACGATCCCGGCTGACCTCAAGATGGCGTGCTACCGCCTGACGGACCTTGCCTATTCGGCCCGCGGCCGCAACTTCGGCGTGCAATCCGAAAGCCTCGGCGGGTACTCGTACACGAACGCGAACCCGAAGGCCACCAACGAACTCAAGGCCGAACTCGTGCGAGCGTACAACACCGGGAGGGCGTGACGTGGCGAACACGCCGTGGCATCTGCTGACCCAGACGATGGACGTTTACACCACCACATGGTCGACGGCGAATGACGGCGTACCACGTGGAAGTGGTCCCGTTTCGGCGTCGTTCTCGGTGGCGTGCAGCGTACAACCGGGCTCGGCGGCGGATGGTCTGGTCTACGGCCGCGACACCACGACCAAGATATTCGAGGTGTACGCCGCCCCGGTCACGACAGCCGGCGCCGCGTGGAGCGTGACGCCCAAGGACAAGGTCATCATCAACGGCGTGCAGTACAGGGTCGCGGGCCAGCCGCGAGACCTGATCCTGCAGGGCGTGATCTACGTGGTCACCCTTGAGAGGGACCAAGACTAATGGCCCTCCGCGTGACCAAGACGATCATGCAACTGGACAAGCCACGGCTGCAGCAACTGCTCGGCGAGGCCGCCAACCACGGCGTCGATCGTGCCGCAACGCAGTGCGTCCGGTTTATCAAGCAGTCGTTTCCCAAGACCTCGTGGTTTCAACCGTCGCCCGTTGGCGGCCCGCCCGGAACCGTCACGGGCAACCTGCGACGGTCAATCACGGCAACGCCGGCAAAGAACGGCCGGGCCATCGTGGGGAC